TCCTACTTCTATTTATAAAAAATATGTTGTAGCACTTAAAAACGCAAACCTATTTCACTTTAAAGGCGAAGATGGAATTGAAATGCTTTATGGTACTGATGTAAGAATTAGAAAAACAGTTGGTTTACCCGGAGCAGCAGGTAGTGAAAGAATGATACTTACTAGAGATTCAAATATAACTATTGGTTCTGATGGAGCTAAAGATGATAGTGATGCTTTGGAAATGTGGTATTCTAAAGATGATAGAGTAAACAAAATGAATATCACATTTAAAAGAGGTGTTCAATACGCTTTTGGAAATGAGATTGTAGAATTTACTTTAGTACCTTAATAATAATATTTAGGGGGTGAGAGTCCCCCTTATTTAAAACTTAAACAAAATGGCAGAACAAGCACCATGCCCATTAACTCAGGGCTTTTCATACGAGTGTGATGATGCAGTTGGAGGTATCAAACAAGGTAGTATATTAATTACTGCTTGGGAGAATATAGTAGCAGGCAGTACAATTGTAGCGGGAGAAGTGACGGTATTAACACAAGAAACAGCTACAAGTTTTTATAGATACGAAGTTAAAAAGAATATAGCAGGAGCAGTTACAACAGAGAACCATGACCCTTTATTGGGTACAACGTTCGAAGAGACTGTAATGAGCTTTATGATTAATAAACTTTCTAACACTAAAAACGTAGAGTTGAAACTATTAACTTCTAATCCAGTAGCAATTATTTATCAAGACTCAGCAGATGGTTTATATCATATTATGGGACTAGATAGCGGAGCAGAGAAAATGGGTGGAACAAATGGAAGTCAAACGGGAGTTCTAAAAGGCGAACAAAACGGCTATCAATTAGCGTTCACATCACAAGAGAAAAACTATCCTTACACAGTTGATTCAACAGTTGTAGCAGGATTAACAATAGCTTAAAATTAATTAGGGGTTTTACTTTTAGGAGTGAACCCCTTTTTGTATATTTACAATTATGAAACTAAAAGCAAAATGTATCGGTAGTATAATGAATGGTAAGGCAGAGAACGGCATGTTAATTACTTGTACTATTGTAGATGATAAGAGAGTTTTTAAGCTCTATAAAGATTTAGGTTTTGATGTATTTGAAAAGAAGGTAAAGGATGAATCTACAAAAGGGGATTCTAAATAGTAACGTTTCGCTACCACTCCAAGAGTCTACGACTTTAGGCGGTTCGGTAGTGTATTTGTTTGAATGGCAGAATGACCAAACGAAAGTAAAGTACTATGCTATTTGTCAAGATGTGTCCACGATTGGAGCGCAACGAGACAGGGCAAATATGTTTGACATTACAGAAGGAATAAACGACCCTTTATTATCCAAGGTAATACTTGGGAATGTTGGTAGGTATCATTTAACAATATGGGAACAACTAAGTACTACAAACTTAGACCCTACTTTATCAGATGTATTAGAGCCTATCTTTAGAAGTGAATGTAATCTGTTTAGCACAGAGACATCACAATATATTGCGCATGAACAAACAGTAACTTATATAGCACATGAACCTTCAATCTAATTATTTTATTGGTAGTAGTGGAAAACTCTTAAAGTTTGACGCTCACAAAGTACCTGTGTTTAAAGAAGAACGTTCTGTTGATTGGGTAACTTGGGGTTATGATGCTACAGATAGAACATGGAATAATCGTTACGGTGATTATTTAATATGGCTTTATAATTCAAGCGCAAAGAACAACGCGATTATAAACGGAAAGAATACTTATATCGTTGGGGATGGTTGGACTGTCTCAGAACAAGGTTTAAGTTTTAAAGATAAGATACAAGCAGGAGGATTTAAAGCAGGCTTAGAGGCTTCGAAAATCACTCGTGATATTTCACTTGATAGAATTATATTCGGTGGGTTTGCTACTGAGGTAATCCCTAATAAAAAAAGTGACAAGGTTAATATGCATCATATAGACTTCTCTAAAATCAGAGTAGGCAAAACTATATGGAATGAAGACGGTATAAAAGAACCAACAGTATATTATTATACAGCCGATTGGTCAAGTAGAAAACCAATTAACAACCCAGACTTTACAGAGTTTTTTGACTTCCCTTGGGACATATCAGAAATGGATTCAAGCAAAAGGTATATTGTTTACTATAAAGACTATAGACCAGACTTACAAGAATACCCATTACCTGAGTACATAGGTGCTATTCCTTACATTTCAGCAGATTACGAGATAGGAAACTTTACTTTTAACAATGTTAAGAACGGTTTCAGCGGTGGTTACTTGGTTAACTTCTACAATGGAGACCCAACAGAAATACAAAAGGGACAGATTGAGGATAGATGGAAAGCAACAAAGCATGGAGGGGATAACGCAGGAGAACCAATATTATCATTTAACGAAGATAAGGATTCAGGTGTAGAGATAACGCCACTACCTGCAAACGGTCAAGATGATAGATTCTTAAACCTTAACGAACAGATAAGGGATGAGATTTATACAGGTCATAATTTTAACCCTACGTTAATAGGTTTATCTAATTCGGGAGGGTTTAATAATAACGCTGATGAATTAAGGGTTGCAGGTGAAATGCTGCAAAATACTTATGTAACAAAACAACAGGGAGTTATTGAAGACTTCGTAAATAGTTGGGCTGATTTAAATGAGGTTAGAGGAACGTTTGAAATACTTAAATTAAAACCAGTTTCAGACCCTGTAACAGAAACAGAACTTTCAGATATACTTACTATTAACGAAAGAAGAATTAAAGCAGGATATACAGCAATTGAAAGCGGTGATGTTATAAAGCAAGATACTACAACGCAATTCAATTTCAAAGAAGAGAATGATGAGAAAATAATCAAACACCTCTCAATGTGCGGAACTCTTGACGAGAAATTAACCGTTATAGATTCAAGGCAATTTAGTTTTGACAATATAGAAGATGCAAGAACCCAAGGGGATAAGTTTAAATTCGAGTCTAAGAAAGCAAATACAATACTTGGCTTGTTAATATCAAACCCAACACAAACACCTAAACAACTTGCAGACGTTACAGGCTTAACTGAGGAAGTGGTAAACGATTTACTAAACGAATTAGAAGGGGAGAATTTAATAGACCCTGAGAACCAACCAACGGAAGAAGGACAGAAAACACAGCAAGAGATATTTGTAGTTTATAAATACGCTTTAAGACATGATGCACCTGCTTTATCTAAGGGTGGAAAGTCTCGATTATTCTGTAAAACATTATTAGGTTTATCAGAGTTTAGAAGTTGGACGTTTGAAGATATTGAATTATTAAATAACAGACAAGGACTCGATGTTTTTAGTAGCAGAGGAGGATTTTACTCGAATCCAAAACTAGAAGTAACAACACCTTTTTGCCGTCATATTTGGGAGCAAAGATTAGTAACTAGAAAATAATGGCAAGACCAATTTTTATATCAGAGGGATTCTTTAAAGAGAATAGCGCAGTTGATGAGAACGTCGACATGAAACAAATTAATCCAACGATTTGGCAATGTCAGATTCAACACATTCAAAACGTATTAGGGACTAAGCTCTATGATAAGATATTAAGCGATATAAGCGCAAGTACTTTAACAGGTGACTACCTTACATTAGTAGATGATTATTGCGCGGATGCTTTAGTATATTGGGTAATGTATGAGGTTCAAATACCTTTATTATTTAAGTTTAGAGATAAGAACGTTTCTAAAAAGAGTTCAGATAACGCATTTCCAATATCAACAAAGGAATTAAGTAGGATTGAAAACAGATATAAAGACAAAGCAGAGTTCTTTACTAAAAGAATAAGCGACTATCTATGTACTAATTCAGCTTTGTTTCCAGAGTATAATACAGAGAATGAGTTTGACGAAGTAAGACCACAAGACGGGAAAGCAACAGTATCAGTTTACCTAGGTGGTTCAAGTAAAATATGTAAAAGCCGTGAGTAAAAAAATAGGGAATAATAAAAACATTGATAAGAAGTTAAAGCAATACTATGCTAAGTTACAAAGCGATAATAGAAAAGTTCGAGGAGTTCGCAGAGGCCCATTACATAATTGAAAGTTATGGTACTGGTGAGGCGTGGCAAATAATTGAACATAATAAACAAGCTAATAGGAAATATCCTATGATGTGGGTGGAGGACTTACCTTTCTCTACTACTGGTTCTATTGGTACAGCGGGAGTAACTACATACGCTTTTAGAGTTTATTTCTTACAACAAGTTCCAACACTAAAGAACACTACTCTAACTACCTTAGAACAGGCAAACGTTGTCAGGGCTAAGAGTGATATGTTACAATGCGCACAAGACATACAATCATATTGGGCACAAGACCACGTATATGACGAATTAGATTTAGATAAAAATACTTTAGCAACTCCATTTCATGATATATTAAACGACTCTTTAACGGGCTTCTTTGTAGATATTAAATTAGAACAGGCCTTTAGTTATAATAGTTGTGCTATTCCTATGAGTGGAGTGACACCACCAGACAGTCCAATAGTGACTATCACAATAAACGGGGTTAGTTTTACAACTGTAGATTGTGGATTAACTGAGGATATAATAGTAAAGGACACAAGCGGAACTGTAGTAGGGAATAAGGTAGGTAATGAATGGATTGTACCAATAGGTGGCGGTGGCTCTGTAACCTATGACATACTAGTAAACAGCGTAGATACAGGGCAGGATTTAGATATGGACGGAACTAATCACGATATAAACATTAACTAATGGCTACATTAAACATAAATATTGCGAGTGCCAGTGAAACTGTAGAGGGTTTAATTGAGATAGCAACACAAGCAGAAACAAATACGGGGACAGATGATTTAAAAGCATTAACGCCTTTAAAGTTAGAGCAAAGTGATTTAGTTCAAACCACAATAGCAGCCAATACAGTGAAGGAAACGAACGTTACAACTAACTTATCAGAGGGCTCTACAACTAATACAACTGTTGATGTTGATTCTAGTGATGGAACAAATGCAACTTTAGCAGCAGCGAGCACATCAAGAGCGGGCGTAATGACTAAAGCTAAGTTTGATGAAGTTGTAGTAAATAATGCAAAAGTAAGTTTTCCCGAAGCTCCAAACGATGGGACTCAATATGCTCGTAAAGATTTAGGATGGGAAGCCGTTGCAAGCGGAGGGAATCCAATATCAGACCAAATATTTTTTAATGTCAATAACGTTGCTTTGGCAGATATCACAACGTATTATCTAGGCCAGACAACTATTTATGCAGCGGGGATAACATCTCTTTGCCATATTCCACTACCTGCGGGAACACTTAAAGCGGTTGAGATTGTAACGTGGACAACTAACACAATAGGAGCAGAAGAAGCAACCTTAACACTAGTACATGCGGGAGGTTCATTAGTACTATCAAGTACGTTAACATTTAATTCACGTAATAACTTTATTAATATAACGGGCTTATCTGAAACAATAACAGCGGGCGGCGCTTACTTGACATTAGTAACGCCAAACTATGCAACTAATCCGGGCAATTCACAAATTAGAACACATTTAAAAATTGAAGTATAATGCACTTAGCAACTCAAATAATACATAAGGTTCAAGGCAATGGAAGTGATTCATGGTTTATTTACTATGAAGACAAAGTGCCCGAAATGGTAACTATAGACCCTAATAGTTTAGATATTTTTAATGAGAAATTAAGATACCAACAACGGAAGCAGGACGGGATTGATACATATTTAAGTATCGCCGCAGAATTTAGATTGTCGGGGATGCCTAGAGACAACAGAAGGAGTTTAGAAAACCAACTAGAAGCCGCTAGAAATGAATTAGTGAATGGACAATGGATTACAGCCCTAGATAAATTAGAAGAGTGCGGGACTACCACAGAATTAACACAGGAAATATATGATAAATTTCACTTATCATTAACAGTTTATATAACAAACAACTATTAAATTATGAAAGAAGAACAAGGACAAATCATCGCAGAGATTAAAACGCTAGTTGAAAAATTAGAAGTCTCTTTAAAAGAAAATGAAACAAAAAGTAAAGAGGGAATACCATTACCTAAGAAAATTGTAAAAGGCTGAAAAAT